CATAGGTTTAATGATTGCTGAATTTTAAAAGAAGGTATCAGATAGTTTAGACCAATGAAACATCCTATTAGGTCTAATAGTACTTCTACAATATCTAATGTATTATCTGTTTTTGCTACTATTATATATGTGGTAAATACTAGAATTGTACAGAATGCTATATTAGTACTTTTAGTATTCAGACTGCTAACAGTATTTATATTATCCTCTACTATTTCATTGTTAGGTGATGTATTGTAAGTTTTAGTTACTTTAATCCTAACCAGTTCCTGATTTTTTATAACTAGACCATCGGTGATTGTACTACCTACTTTAAACTCTTCTATTGTTCTTTCTCCGGTTTGGCCTAAATTCATAGCAACTAAATCCTGCTCTAATACTATACCTTCTTTTACTCGCACACTATTATTTCTGCGGAGATATAGGATATCATCTACCTGTATTTTACTGTTTTTGACATATTTTAGTGGGTGAACTAGATACTTTTTATCGTTTTGTTTATGAATTGGGTAGTTTTTATACCATTGATAACCACTTTGTACTAGGGCATAGAGATTTAATATAATATAATTAGCTACATTTATCCTTTTATTTAATAAATTATATTGAACAGTTGCTATAAATATCAATATAGCTGTAGAAAAATCATGAAGATTATAAAAGGTTTTAAAAAGTTGAATAGATAGATAATAATTTGTTTTAGTTTCTATTAGATTTTGATGTAACTCTTTAAAATTTTTATAGAATCTATCGATTCTCCTATTGGATAGATAAAGAATTGTATAAAATAGTAATATAAATCCTAGGGTACCTATAATATCATTTAATATTAGGTATAATTTATCCATATTTATAACTATAGTTGGAGTAACTTCGAATAGATATTCTCCGGCCTCAAATATAGATAGGGTATAATTTATTAGGATCAATAAACCGGTATACCATAAAGTGCCTAAGTTTAGGCACTGAGAAACTCCACGGTATAATACCATTTATACAATATTTTCTAGATTGTTTTTAGATTGTTTTGGTGTACAGTTGAAATAGATAATAGATTAAAATATCAATATATATCAATATAGAGATGACACATGTACTTATTTTAGGTCTTTATAACAAGGATAAATACAATAAACGCCTTGTGGGCAATCTAGACTATTATAAAATAAAATATACTGTTGTACCCTATTACCATTTCTATACTATAGATTTCTCTAAATACACTCATATAATACTTACTGGTTCTGATTTCTATGTCTATAAAGATGATATAGTATTAACAAAAGAACAAGTAGATGCTGTAGTAACTAGCGGCAAGCCGGTCCTGGCCGAATGCTATGGATTCCAATTATTGGCGTATCATACAGCTGGCGTGGATAGTGTAGGTGGTTTTGTACAGAAACGTTATGGGCACATGCGTCTAGACTCGCCGATACTTAGAGCAGATGCTAGATACTTTATGAACCATTGGAACTATGTGAAATACTTGAGTGGTGAATGGGATACAATAAGTAAAAAAACAATTATAGACCGAGATGGATCTAGGATTACTTTTATTTTAGATGGTATTATGAAAGAATATCCCGTATTAGGAATACAGTATCATCCTGAATTTTCCGAAGAAACCTATGATTTTATTTATGACTGGATTTCTAAAAGTAGCTAAACAAGGTTAATAACTCTTATTATTTCAGGATCATTACTTATTTTATTTCCTAGTATTTGAAGTTCTTTAGAATTTTTGGGTTTAGGGTGTTTATTAATTACTTCTATGAAACGGTTTATAAAGGGTACTGTTAATGTTTCACTATAATTGTGGTAATTGCTTTTCCATAATTCTTGTATATCATTATTGTGTAACCATTGTATAAATAGGCAGGACCATTCTAGAGGCGAAGAGTTGTCTATACCTTGAATGTTTATCACGGTTTCAATATTTTGAAATATGATAGAGGCAATAGTTAGGTTAGTATGTAGGTCATTAGCAGCACTTACTTTTTTCTTTATTTGCCACCTGTAATAAAGACTCTGGCAGAATTTAGGAGATTTGTCCCAATTGGTGTCAATGTACTTTATAGTATCAACAAATTGCTCTTTTTGTAATTTGGCAGTGTTACTTCTGCGAACTTCTAACAGGTTTTGCCTGTAGTAAATGTAGGATAAGAAAATACCAAAGGCAATGAAGAGTACACTAAACTTACTAAAGATATCGACACCTTTTAGAAAATGTGTAGCTTCTGTTAATCTACTGCCATAATAAGTAGTGTATAGAATAACACCGGTAATTACAAATAACAATGAACCAACTATATTTTCAAATAATATGGATTTTTTTAACTTATCAGACATAGCTATTATATATTTAGATTTATTTATCATATTCATTATTCTAACCCTTTATTTAAAAGTTCAATTACAAATGGGTCTTTTGCTAATTTATCTGCTAGTTTTAATAAATCTTCACCATTGTTTAGTTTAGTAGCATTAACGTTTTTAATTATGTAATTTATTAATGGTACTGTTATTTCTTGATCATTCGAATATTTATGTACACTCCACATTCTTTGTATCTCCCTGCCGTGTAACCATTGAATAAATGTAGCCATCCATTCCGAAAGTGACGACTTATCTACACCCCATATATTAGTTACATCCTCTATAGCCTGAAATATAAGTTTCGATAGGTACACCTTGGTTCCCCATTCATCTCTATCGCCACTAGTATCCTCTACAAACCCCTTCTTCTGGAAATCCATATATAAACTATTAGCAAACTTAGGGGCTCTAGGACGATAGTCATGAATAGCCTTCATAATGTTTATGTAAGACCGCTCCTGTATTCTAAGCGTATTTGTTCTTTTGGTTTCATCTAGATTATATCTAAAAAATATGTAGGTTAAAAACATACCACCGGCAATGTAGATTACACTAGACTTACTAAATGTATCTAAGAACAGGTATAATCTACTAGATGTTCCTAATTTAGATGTAATAGTGGCCATTGTTACTACAATAATTGTTATAAAGATTAAAACAGTCGATAAGTTATTAATTAGCGCCATTCTTATTCTATATAGATAAAATAAATACAAAGCAAGTTAAGTATTTATTTTATTAGTTATTCTTATTTTTCTAAGTGCTTGACTTGACAGTCGCACGATTACCAAAAGGTTACGTGCTGGACTTGACAGTCGCACGATTACCAGAGGGTTACGTGCTTGACTTGACAGTCGCACGATTAATATAGTTGTTAATCTTTTGTACATAGTTGTTGTTGATAGGGATATTATTGGCTTCGATACCCCGAATAATCGGTAGCTGGAGCTGTAGGTTTTGCGCGAATGTCTGCTGGTTCCATCCCTTGCTAGTACGAAACTGGATTACCTTGCGAACAAAATCCACTTCATACTTTTGGCTCTTTAGGTTACCTTCTTGGGCATCAATCTCTACACGGAGTGTGTGCGTCATTTGAACACCACTCGGTCCCTTTTTGTTATTGTGGGTTGAAACATTCTTGCCTACTACAATGTCGCGGTCATCAAAACGGTTCATGATTGGTGTTTAGTATAGTGTAATATACAAAGCAATAGTATTATCAATTTCTATTTGTAATGGCTAGTTATTATTTAGTTATTTTTCAGTGTTTGTTGTTAACTGTTACTTGGATAAGTAGCATATCGTATTTGGAGATAACATCGGCATAGGCATAGAATAGGTCCGTACCGCGAGTACCACTAACCTTATTTTGTACAAAATCACCTACCTTATTTAGAGTATCGTACAACTTACGGTTTAGTAGACCACGAAATGACTTACCCTCGTTCTTTCCATACATGACCGTGTGATTGATAACGGTCTTGTAGTTCGTACGAAGGTACACGGCTAGGTCATTTTCAGTCTCCACACAATGACCTAGATTAGTCATTTCAAGGTCCATCATGACACGACACTCGTTACCCGAGTCAATAACATAGATATTTTCATCGAGGTTCTCCTTTACTGCCCGCTTGTTAACTAGCATACGCTGGAATCGAGTAGCTAGTACATCCGTGTACATATCAACAATAGCATCTAGGTACTGGAGTTGTTCAATGAGTTCATCATCAATCATTACATGCGGAACGTGGCGAGGAGTATCGTTGATAAGACGCCAGAGGTAGAGCATCGACGACTTGTTGGGAGCACTAAGGTAGGACATTGTATTATAGTGAGGTTTGTGTATATTTCTAAATTATAAAAGCGTATCAATTTTATAAAATTCTAAGTAATTATAAGTTATTTAGAGTTTTATTTTGTTTTATCTTATTGTTATTGTTTGCTAGAAGCCACAATAACTCTCAGAGTTATTGTTTGCTAAAGCCACAGTGATTTCATCACTGTTTGCTAGAAGCTAAAATAACTTTTCAAGTTATTGTTTGCTAGAAGCCACAATAACTCTCAGAGTTATTGTTTGCTAAAGCCACAGTGATTTCATCACTGTTTGCCCCCGAATGATTGTTGGATTTGCGATTTGGAGCTAGCATTTGCTACTTCTTTAGTTAGCGAACGTTGTTCCGCAATTTCATGCTTAAAATTAGAAATCATTTCCTTGAGCACACCAATTTCCTTAACTTGTTGTTCTACTTGCGCCGTGATACTAGCAATATGAGCCTTATGCGCGAGTTCTTTATTATGGATGGCCTGTTCTAGGGCTGCGGCACCACTAGCCTTTTCGGCAGCTACGGCTTGTTGTAGCTGTGTTGACGATGTAGTACGAAGAGTATCTAGTTCAGTTACTAGACGACTGTGTTCGGCCGTTTCAATATACATCATATTGAGGCCCGATAGCACTTCCTTTACAGCTGCTAGCTTATTTTCTTGGAGGTTTTGCTTAAGCTTAATCTCTACATCCTTGAATTGGTTTTCGAGACTAACCGTAAGGTCTTGAAATTCTTGCTTCTTAGATTCGATTTTAAGGTCTAGATCAACGACACGTTCCTTCGAAAATGTGTTTAGCTCTTCCATAGCAGCTAGGAACGAATCACCGCGAAGTACTAGATTATTAATAGATTGCGCGAGTTGGAGACGGTCCGAATCGTTAGGATTGAGCTTTACCATAGTGGTAGCGACGACTGGCTTGGAAACACAAGAGGTTGTAGGCTTCTTCGGTGCGGTGTTAACACTGGAGATTTCACTCGAATCAAACGAGCTAGGAATAGATACGACAGGGTTCTTCTTGGGAGGCATTATTATATGGTCTTATCCTATTGATACCAATTAATGTTTAAGTCTTTTTACCACGAACGGATGTATTTCCCAATACAACCTATATAGTGCTAATAATATATACAATCTTCGTGAAATACTATATCTGGTTCAATAGGGGGTGTATATTTTAGTTTATACAAAAACTGTATTAATTTATATATAGCATTATTATATACAGTAATAGATTGTCTAAACAAAGTAGAATTTTTAGTTACCTCTATCTTTTCATCTTTATATTTTTGTAAATAGGTATATAATTTAGTTAGCATATCTATTGTTTTCTATTATTAACTATTTGTAATTTTAAATATGTTAACCGATGAGATTAGACAGTTTTTCTTGTATTATTTTAATCTGTAGAGATACTTTTTGTAGTTGTAAATTCGTAGCGTAAATAGTTGACCTTAGTAGCTCCTCTGTGCTACTATCTACTTCATTTTTAGTCATCACAATGTTAAAACACATTTTGTAATCCCTTTCTAGATACCCTTTGTCTATATATTCTTCTTTATACTTGTAGAATGGTTTAACTAGTTCATCTACCTCATCCATAAGTCCCATAATCTTATTTGTGAAATCTACATACTCTTCTTGAAGTTCTACATGTCCAAATTTTTCCTCAATTAAATCATTTAGTGTATCAAATTTCGCATCTATTTCATCCCATTTATAAATATATTTAGTATAAACTTTATCAATAACATATCGAAGACTGTTCATAAATTCAAAATATTTTTCTCCTTTTTTGACATCTTCTGTAGAATAAACAAGGTTAAACCCGGTTTGAATATTATAAATTGTACAAAAGTATTCTAGCAAATCATTTTTAGTGTTACGTGGGCATACATTTTGTTCCCGAAAAGTATCTATTTTCTGCTTCATTTCTTCTCGAGGGTAGCTAAAATCAGGGATATACATATCTAGTTCTGATGACATACTTTCATATAGATCAACACATGATTTCCACTGTTGGTACTTTTTAGATGTATATATCATATCACCCAATTTCATAATTTTATACATATCATCTAGTGGGTTGTATGTTAGCTTCATGTCATTAACTAACTCGAAGAGTTCTCTAAAAGCCATTGTTGTAATTAATTTTTATTTAACTAATTACAAAAGTATCAATTTGGCAAAAGAATCTAATAAAACTTGTAACTATAGTTATCTAAATATTTATTAGTAATTATCTTGTAAGAAAGTGGGCGACGTTTATCAAAATTGTAAATGTCAAAGTTACATATAAGTTTATTATTCATTATTTTATCCTCGCTCTTTTTGACGTCTACTGTAAAACTTTTTGAGTCATACCCAGCAGCATCTAAAAAGTCGCGCATCTCCTTTTCTGTCAAAAAATTAATTACATTAATATAGTTAGTATATCCTTCACCATCCGTTAATATCCACGTTCTTTCATATTTATGTGTGTTCATTTATTCTTATTATTATAATAGAATAAAATTTTTGTATTTATGAACAATTAATTCTAAATACTAGCAAACTGTAATGTCCACTGTCTAGCAATATCTTCATACTTAGCTTTATCTTCCACGTACTGTTTAGCAATTACTGGTTCTAGAGGATCATTGGGATTAGGATCATTCAATAATGAACATATACTAAGTAGTACTTTGGAGATAGTTAGAGCTGGAGACCATTGGGTTTTTAGAATATCTAGACATATAATACCACCACTATTAATATTAGGATGGTAAATCTTAGTAGTGAAGATAACTTTAGGACTTTTAAAAGGATAGTCTGTGGGAAAGTAAATCTTTAGTCGAAACATACCTCCTTCATAGGGAGTTTTAGTAGGTCCAATAATCATTCCATCCCACTCAAATAGGTTATCGCCACTTGGGCCAGCACTAACATTCTCATTTGCCTCATTTTGAAGAATTCTTAATTCCTTATTAATACGGGTTGTCGCCATTATTTTATATATTTTTATTTATTCTTTAAATATATAAAATATGTTTAATTCAATTCTGTTAGAAAGTTATCAAAATATGTTATAATATGCCTATGTCTATTATTAATTTTATTATCTTCACACATATTTACACATTTATTCCTCAGAATAATGATATGTTTTATTGTTAACTTTATAATATCCTTGTTTTTATGGTCATTGTTCTTTATATTTTTGGCAATTGTATTTAGATCATCAAAAATATCTATAATTTGTTGACATAACTCACATCTAGTTATACACATATCGAAATTCATTTCAAAATATTCAAATAATTTATTCTGAAAATTATGATACTTATTTGTTATATCTGAAACTAGAGGGTCTAATATAACTTTTTCGGGTTCTAAAACATTTATAAAAACTGTTGTATGTTTTTTTAGTATAGATTTAATATATTCATATGATTTATAGTTACGATCCTCCGATTTTCTGATAAAGCATTCCAGTGGTACTTCATTATTATTATTTCTGCTGTTACATAAAAACTTAAATTCTGGTCTAGTGGATAATATTTCAAGAGCCCAAATATAATGTTTTCTAAATTTTTTATTAATAAATGTGCTGCGGGATAGATAATAACATATTTCGTGTAAAATATTACTATTATATTCTTCATTTATAGTTAACAAATAGTTAGAGATACTATTAATATTGTTATATAAATCCTTCGCCATTAACTTTTTAGACTCGTAAATTTTAAATGGAAAATCTAGAATACTTGTAGAGTTTTTAAGAAATAATTTACATAGATGACATAGTTTCATACAATTCGTATCTACCTATTTTTATTTATAATTTATATTACTAATTGTATAATTTATATTATCTTTAAACATAATTTATACTTTGACAGTCCGTATTTTTAGGATACCGTATATTTCCAAAAGTTAATATTTGAAATAGATATAAATAATTATAGAATATATTATATAACTATAATAAGATGAACCGTGTATATTCAATCATTGAATTTGCCAGACAGGGACGACTAGATATAATACAGGAGATTATAGAAGATAACCCGTTACATCCTATCGACGAAAGGGACAAACACGGAAAGACACCATTTATCTATGCAGCCCAGAATAATCATGTAAATATACTGGAATTTTTAACGGGAGAAGGTGCTGATATAAATGTTGTAGACAGTTATGGCAATAATGCTTTAGGGTTAGCTATAGGATGTGGCAGTTTTGAAGCAGCCCATTATCTATTAAATCTAAATGTTTCGACAAACAGTACATTTAATGGACAACCTCTTATACACATAGCTATATTAGCAGAAAATATAGATATTATAGAACGATTGCTAGATTGTGGTGCTGACCCAACAGTAAGTAACCACCAAGGATTGGACGGACAACAAATGGCCAAAAGATGTTTACATAGTGATAAATATGACAGATTTAATAGCCTATTAATAGAACACGGTTGGATTTAGTATTATATTATTATAATGAAAATAAAAAGTATTGTAATATTAGTATAGATGAGTGATATTCTCGGTTATTTCGGTGATAAACAAGGCAAACCCATTGCCTATATGCGCAACAGTGGTTTAATATTATTTTCTAATAAGAAAGAACTTGTTAAATATAACTATTTAGGGGGGTTTGATTTTCTCAATAGGGTTATTAGCAGTGGCAATAGAGATGTGTTTAGTAAGAATAACAAGCATAAGCAGCGAGCTGGCGGTGGCCTTTTTGGAGAGTCACAGGGTAGTTGCGGCTGGGGTAATAATCCCTCTTGTTGTTTTACATCATGTGCTCCACTATGGAGAACTAGTGTATGGCCCTTTAGTAATACCACTATGTAATAATTAGAAACAAAGTAAATATATTTTATAATATTTATTTTGTTTTTGCTTTTTCTAAAAGCTACAAGGAAATCTTTTAGATTTTCCATTGTTTGCTAGGAGCTACAAGGAAATCTTTTAGATTTTCCATTGTTTGCTAGGAGCTACAAGGAAATCTTTTAGATTTTCCATTGTTTGCTAAGAGCTACAAGGAAATCTTTTAGATTTTCCATTGTTTGCCACAGCCATCCGCTACACAGGTAATAAATTTCGTCATAGGTTCATCGGCACCTCGAGTCTGTTGTTCATAGTAAGTAGTTTCACGTTTCTTACATTTAGGACAGATAAACATGTCAGTTGTAGCACGAGCCTTGGAGCCCTCGACCTGTTTCTGCAGTAGTTCTTTGTTTTCGCGGATGGTTTGTTCCCATTTTTCAGGGCACATTTCCTGTGGTGTGAGATAGACTAACTGTGCTGGTGTTATTTCACCACTAAGTACTAGAGGATATAGATAGGTATTTTTAATATAACTATGAGGGTCTAGATTAATAGAGATTTGACGTGCTTTTTGTTCATATTCGCTCTTGTCTACCTTGAAAGCGCAACTATTGTATAATTCTGTTTCAATACTAATTGCCAGGTCTTGATTTTCAAGAATTTTATTAAACATATTTTGCCAAAATTCACGGCGGGTAGTCATCTTATCTTAAGGTATTGTATTGTGGTATATTTATTAAATCAATTTCTGTTTAAATTCAGTACCTAATTCTTCCACATTGTTTTACAGTTACAGCAAACATAAGTTAGCTTTAGCTTACCCTTTTGCTTAAAAAAGAGAACCTCGCGCTTATTACTACTAGCACAATCCTCGCCGGGACACTCTACGGCACGAGTACGGGCATAAGTAAGGTCACATACAATTTCCTCGGGGTTAATATTTTTGTAGGTAACCTCGTTATCGATTTTAAATGTGTCTACTTTTAGTTCTGTACGACGTTCCGTAAAACCACAGTTACGGCAGTAGTTCTCGAGATAAGTCTCTGATGTGTTTGAGTCGATGGAGTCCTTAATGTATAGAAAGTTGCTACAATCCGGGCAAAACTTCATGTTTGATGTCTCTAATATGTGATAGCATTATTTTTTAAAATCAATTTTAATCCAAAGCAAGTAATTATTTTATTTATCTACATATTCTAAAGACCCTTACTCGGACCTAAAGGTCCTCGTGCTAGGTTTATTCATTTTAGAAAAACTCTAAAGACCCTTACTCGGACCTAAAGGTCCTCGTGCGGGTCAATAAGTTCTTCGATACGCCAGTCCTCATGAATGACCCCCTTCTTGCCTACTACATTGCGGCGAACAATGAGCGGTGTGCGCTTTTGGCGCAATTCTTCCTTGGCGATGTCTAGAGGGTTAGTATAACCGTGAACATTGTCTAGATAAATATTAGATCCCATAGAGATTTGTTGGGCGCGAATACCAATAATCTTTGCCTTTTCGTACTTACTAAGGATAGCTAGGGTACGACGACTTTTGGTATTTTGGTTAGTAACCTCTTCGAGAGTAGATAGGAATGTTTTGTTTTCCTTGTCTTCATAGGTGGGGATGATGTTAGATTCGAAATATTCGCTCATATCATCTTCTTCGGCGGGCTCTTCTTCCTCTTCTTCCTCTCGTTCATCCTCTTTTTCAATGTCGTCATCTAGAACATCTACTGCTTCCTCCTCCTCTTCGGCTTCCTCAACTTCTTCAACTAGCTCTTCGTCAGATTCGTATTCTTCGGCATCGGAAACGTAGTATTCTTCTTCCATGGTTCTCTCTAGATATTGTTTAGAAAATATATATTTGTTTCAATTTATGAGAAACTACTTAATTATATAATTCCTAATAATATTATTAATACTACTAGTACTAATAGTTGTTATAGTATGACCGACAAGAAGACACTTTATGAAAAACTATATATAGAATGCTTTATAGAAAATAATCCTAATATATTAGAAATATTTAATACGCCACTATTATCTCTTAATAGTGTTATTATATTTAGCGAAGAGTCAATTTTAGTAGCAAAATTGTTTTTAGAAAAACAACACAAGTGTGATTATTTACTAGAGCCCAGAATGGTAAACCTTAATCTTGATGGAGAATATACCGATGTAGATTTTTTTGAGGCACGCCTAAAGAATGGTTATGTGGGTCATCTAGAATTCGACATGAATTCCTACCCACGGAACAAGGTATTTTATGTAATGGATAAGCTAATTCAACCAATGATAGAGACGTTTGACATAGGTAAAATGATGGATACTAAACTAGATAAAAAGAAGGTGGTATTTTTAAAAAATCTAGACATGGTACTAAAAAATACTATAGATGAAAAAATATTTAAAAAGGTAACAAATTGGTTAGAAAAATATGGGGAAGCAGTTACATTTTTATTTAGTTTTAATATTTGTACAAGTAGAATAGCAGAGGGTATACTTAGTTATAGTATTCCCATAAGAGTTAAAAAAGTTATAAATACCGAGTCTGTGAATACTAAAGTAGAAAAATGGTTATTAAGTAACTATAATTTAGTAAAGAACCTTCATGAAGAGCGCGAATTAATAACTTTTTATGGTTTTAGGTATTTTATACGAAACTTGATTATAGAAGATTACTACTCAGAACTATATCTACTAATAGATAGGCTTAGACTAGAGAATAGGAGTGATAAAATACATATTAATGACATTAGAGATGTTATTATAGAATGGTTACAAGAAGGTAAGAATCATTACGAATTAGTACATGAGATATTATATTGTGTAAGAAAATTAGATATACCAAATAATCTAAAATTAAGATATATAAACGAACTAGCTAACCGGGGTAAATATGTAGATAATTCTAAGAAGATTATTTACCACCTAGAATCACTATTAATGACTTTTATGAAGTAATTTTGTTTAAATGCGGAAATAACTTAAAGATTATTTTCTATGTATATACTGGATAGTAGATGATAATTAGGGCAGGTCACTATTATCCAAGTTCGAGGGCACGGCGAAACTGGGCTACGGCCTGGTACTACAACTACCTAATGTTACTGGTGACCGGCATTGGGTAGTAGCGGGACGAGACACGGGCAATGGTTAATGGACAATATGGTTAATGGACGGATATGATAATATGATAATATGCTAACACATATGTGTATAGCTAAGGTAGGTTAGTAATTAATGTTAATTGACATAATTACAACACTCTTATGTTGTTTTACGTAGGGCAAAGAGTGAATTTTTATTATTTTTTATTTTATAGGTAAGTGTTTTTATTATTTGTGTTTAGTGGGGTTTAATATTTTATAAAGCATTAGGTCGTTTCAAATACTAAGAAATAATTTTTGAAATTTTAATTAAATATAAAGGCCCAATTGGCCTACCTGCTGATTTCTTAAGTTTTTTGAAACATCAGACTGGATGCTGTGTGTGTGTTATTCGGGGGATTATTTATATTAACTATAGGTATACTAACTCTTTATTTTGTTAGGTGCTGTATGTCCCAAAGTTAAATACTAATAGGTATTAACTTATGGAGCATACAAATTGCTGGTCTTAAACTTACTCGGCTCTATAGTGTAGTTGGTTATCACATTGGACTTTGAATCCAGTGACTCCGGTTCAAATCCGGATAGGGCCTTTATTTTTAAATGTGTCTTACACACATTAAAAAATATTATTTAGTAAAACAGTAAAACAGTGAAATAGTTAGTTGCTAAGTGGCGTACGCGGTTAAATTGCGCCAGCAATTTAACAAATAACAAAATATAAGATGAAACAAAAATAAATATCTTATTAGAAAATATAGATATGAATCTCGTTTATATATTACTTGCCCTAGCCGTTGTATTTCTGTTAACGAAGAATATGGCACTTTCGTTTATTTCGGCTCTTTTTGCTATTCTCTTCTTCTATCGTGGCAGAGAACACTTTCAACTTGAACCTATTCAAGACAACTCGATACCTCAAACCGCCGATGGTAAGAAACAGGTCAACAAGGTTAAGAGCTATGTTCCCTACACCATTTCTCCCTACCTCGAAGTTCCCTACACCCATGGTAACGTAACTGGTTTAGACACGGCTGCCGGTACGCACCAAGGAGTAGATAGCAAGTACCCCAAAACGGATATGAACATCTTCTTTAGTAACGTCGCTAGACCCGAATATTGCGAACAAGGAAATGCCATGTATAGCACGGACCTCGGTTGTATTAAGGTACGTCCCGACCAAGTACGTAACCTCAGTTCTCGTGGACACAACATGGACCCTAACCACAGCTTCATCTAAATCATAAAACTGATAAATATTATAAAATATAATAATATTATTATATTATATAATACTAAATGGCTAATAATAGCGGTGAATATGCCCTGAAGGCATTAGCTGAACAAGTTTTTGGCACCAAAGTCGTTGAAATTCTCAAAGAAAAAAAGATGACGTATCGTGATATTTGGGAGACATCTAGCCCAACCACCCAATGCGGTAACACTATTGGTGATGCTGTTGATGGTGTTAGTGTTTGTTGGCTTTGTGGCTATGTCATTGACATGTCTGTAGAAGCCCTAAGACCAGAGTGCGAACATGTATTACCTGTCGGACAAGCCCTGGTATTTTTAGACCTGTACAAACATTCTGTACATAAAGGTGATGTTAGCAAGGAGCTAGATAAAATGTTAAAGTTAGAATATAGATGGGCCCACTCTGTATGTAATCGTATTAAGAGCGATACTAACTTTCTTGGCTTTAACAGTAAGGGTGAACCTATTATTTTAGAAGGTGTTATTCGTGACTACTTGACGGAAATATATAGTAAGAGCGATGAACTTAAGGGTCTTATAGGCAGGGGTAAAATTGTTAACGAATGGTCTAGAGCTAGAATAGCCGATATTAGTAAACAACTAAATGGTATTATTAAATATATTAATACAAAAACTTCCGGTTTATTACTACTGTCTGGTGTTGCTGCCTTATTTGAACCTGATAATATAGCATCTAGTCTTAGAGATAAAATTACACCAGAAAAGGTAGAAGTTATACCTAAAATAGATACTATCTCATCCTCTTTTAATAAAGATGAATATAAAACACTACTATATTTTATTCAATATAGATCAAATGTTACATCTCAAATATCACTAGTAGTTAAACAATTATCACTTACACTTGGTTACAAATTAAAAGAAAAGGATAAGGATTCTAAATTTATTTTAGCCCTACGTAATAAATATAATTTAACACGCACATCAGATTATGACAAAGCTCTTTATGAGGAATTAATGTCTCTGGTTAGAGAACACTTAACGCTCCCTTTTGAAAAAGTTATGGAAACCGATGAATTTAGAGGTCTTTATCTAACGTATTCTGCCTTTTTAACACCTACCCAACTAACTACAGATTTATTTAACCCTTTTATGCTTGAACTTATCTACATGTGTCTACTCTGCCTATTAAATAATCAAATTGCTAGAAATCCTAAACTAAATGGTGCCTTAGATGGCGATATTGAAGCTATACAACAAATATGGCTTACTAAATGTAAGGAGGACTATTACAAGTTATTTTTCTGTAGAATGACTGAATTATATATCAATCAAGGTGTTATTTCTAAGGACGTTGTTAAATGTGTAATTCGCGTAGACTGTTCTGGCACGAGTACTAAATTAGCAAATGTAGCAAAAGTTCAGTTTTATAAAAATCCTAATGTAGCACCCAAGGCTCCTAATGCAGTTCCTATTGTTCCTAAGGCTCCTAATGTAGTTCCTATTGTGCCTAAGGCTCCTAATGTAGTTCCTATTGTACCTAAGGCTCCTAATGTAGCATCTAATGTAGCAACAAAGGGCAATTCTTGCCCAGTATGCCCAGCATCACAATCTTGTCCGGCTGTACCAAATTGCCCACAAGCATCTAAGGAGGGTAAAACTATGTTACAGCAACTATTAGATGAAGTAGAAAAGGAACGCACATCATCCTCTATGTTTGGGGGTAAGCGTAAAAGTAAAAATGTGAAATTTTATTTTTAATAAAATCTATAAGAGCATTAGATGCGTGCTACAAAAATAACTAAATATTTCGACTGTGATAACAAAAATCCACTTAATTTTTTCCCAACAAAACAGAAAAAAGAAGAACGAGGTGTAGGTTTAAATAATGATACTGTTAGAGATACTAGTATTCCTAAGGCATCTAGTATTCCTAGTTCATCTTTTGATACTGTAAATATTCAATTAGAAACTAAATATTACACATGTGGCTCTACAATTGAATATTTTATTTACTTTAACAATAATAGTCAATTGGATATTAAAGGTACTATAACAAATGTTGGTACATCCATAAATGGTGATCTAATGGCTCTACACGAAGCTCTAAAATACATTGTTTATCATCCAAATATGTCCCAAAAATTAAATAAGTATAAATTTAATATTTATACAAATTCTAAAAATATCTCTAGTATTTTTAACCTTGCTTCGCATAATGGAATTATGATTAAACAAGACATCATTAGTGTAGATACTAATCTATATTCTAAAATACAGTCACTTTTAAAGTGTGTCAAAAATATTTCAATTGAGTATTGGGCGAATATTTAACCTTTATTCACATAGTATGTGAAATATGGTTAACCTTGTTAAATTGATATTTAAACATACTTTATTAAATATAACTAAAAATGTCATTACCATTAACACATTTGCGATGCGCCAAAACTATTCAAAAGTTCTATAATACTTATATTAAAGCAGATAGAGATAGAGACACTGGCTTGCCTATAGATCCAATTAGCCGCGATATAATTCCAAAAGAGCGGCAATTAAAATTATTTATTACTACGAATGGTATTGTTCGCCGTATTCAATATTTTGATATTATAAATCTAGATTCTTGGTTTTTCGCTAGGGGAGAACCTATAGATCCAATTACAAATTTAGTATTTACTAGAAAACAACTTGCTGACATTAGAAGTTGCTATAATCGTATAGGATTCATTTTGCCACATATTTTAGAAAGTGATTATGTGCCACCTGTAGAAGATGCCAATGGAGAAGATGTAGAAGACGAAGACGAAGACGAAGTTGAAGAGGAGCTACCTCTTAATAATCCCCAACAAATAAATGCCCTTTTGGAATATCTCGTGGATATTTGTTCTAACCCTATGGCCATTGACGAAATTCGCGATATCCTATATAGTAATTTACATAATGAGTCCTTTAATATAAATTACATCAAGAATATTGGACATCCGCTAATTAGCACTGGAACCGCACTTATGAATGCTGTACTAAATGATAATATACTAGCTGTAGAGGAGCTACTCTATTTGACTCCCGATCTTAACATTAGTAACTCGACCTATGGCTACAAAGCCATTGATTTAGCAATCATTAGTACTGCCAATAATAGTTTTGAAATATTGAATATGTTACTGTTTCATGGTGCTAAACTGGATATACCCACAGTTAATGGCAATAGTACTGAACTAACAAATGATATAAATAAACTCGAAATTATTTACAATTTTGTTGACCAGTAAATTAGTAAAATCGGCTTAAACCTATTACTACAACTAATGTGTAGTAATAAGATAAACAGACAAAAATACAATGGGTGACAACGAGCTAGATCTTAATAATAATCTAGACCTACTCTCTATTATTAAAGAGCACGACTTTAAGCTTTTCAAGAAAAACAATGACGTCTATAATATTATTGATTCATTCTTAGAGAACAATGTTAGTGATGAAGCATTCTATATTATTGATATCGGTAAAGTAATTAGTCAATACAATCGCTGGACTGAAAAACTACCACTAGTAAAACCTTATTATGCCATTAAATGTAATCCTAATCCTGTAGTAATTAAAGTACTTTCTAGTCTTGGTTGTAACTTTGATTGTGCCAGTAAAAATGAAATTGCTTTAGTAAATCAGATTACTGGCGACCCTAGTCGTATTATTTTCGCAAATCCTTGTAAAATGTCTAACCAAATTAAGTATGCTAGAGCCAATGATATTGACCTTATGACCTTTGATTGTGACCAGGAGCTCTATAAGATTAAACTCTATCATCCTTATGCCGATTTAGTACTACGTATTGCCGTAGATGATTCTGGTAGCGTCTGTAAATTCAACAAGAAATTTGGTTGTAAAATGGAGGATGTAGAGTCTATATTAACTCTTACTAAAACAATGGGTCTTACGGTGGTTGGTGTTAGTTTTCATGTAGGTAGCGGTTGTACCAATGTAAATAACTATAACTATGCCATTCAACTATCGCGAAAGGTGTTTGATATTGCTAGTGGGCTAGGTATTAAGATGGATTTACTAGATATTGGTGGTGGATTTCCAGGCAGTGAAAACGAACATTTAAAATTTGAAGAAATTGCTGATGTTGTAAACGATGCCCTGGTACAACATTTTGGAGATATGGTTAATGATATGCGCGTTATTGCCGAACCAGGACGCTATATGGTAGCCAATAGTCATATTTTAGTACTAAATGTTATTGGTAAGAAAGTATTTAGTGATAAGGATACTGGTGTAAAACGATTCACATACTACCTTAATGATGGGGTTTATGGTAGTTTTAATTGTATCTATTTTGACCATGCCAAACCCAATATCTTGGCTTATAATGAACGGCATGGCGAAGAGTATACTAGTGTACTATTTGGCCCAACATGTGATAGTTTAGACATTATCGCCGAAGATATTAAATTACCAGAATTGGCTATTGGCGAGTGGATTTTTGTAGAACATTTCGGGGCTTATACAAGTGCCGCGGCCTCTACATTTAACGGCTTTCAAAAGACTAACTCCTACTACATTATTAAGGCACTAGACTAGATAAAATATATTTAAATATAAACATTTGTGTTATATTATATAAGACCAATGTTTGATTTTGGTAAAAATAGTGGTTATAAGAATGTTAATACTAGTTCACAAATATATCTGAAATAAAAATTAGCAGTCAAGAGAAATTGATTTAATACAATTAAATAAAATATTAAATCATATTATAATGCCTTTTGCTACAGTATTGAGCTATATTTATTACACCATTTATAATTTATTTGGTAAGAAATGGTACATTATTGAAGGAAACATTGGCTGTGGTAAAACTACATTGATTCGCCAACTAAAGGCCCGAGAGGATTTTGAAGTTATCGAAGAGCCTGTAGATGTTTGGAAAAGCATTATCAATGAAGATGGTGAAAATATTTTGGGTATGTTTTATAAAGAATCCAAAAAGTATGCCTACATCTTTCAAACTATTGTATTTAAGACTCGTATGATGGCACTAGAAAATAAACAGGTTAAGGATGTCCGCTTTTCAGAGCGCTCCATCTGGACCGATAAAAACATCTTTTCTAAGAACTGCTACGAAATTGGATTTATGAATACTATTGAAAAAAATGCCTATGATATCTGGTTTAATTGGCTAGAATCCAAGATTACTCGTAAGCCCGATGGTATTATTTATCTACGTGCGGAACCAGAAATTTGTTTTGAGCGTGTCCACAAACGCGACCGCTCTGAGGAGGCTACTGTATCCCTAGAATATCTTAAAAATGTCCACGATAAGCACGAAGAGTGGTTAAATAAGGATAAAATGTATGGTGATATTCCTATTTATGTCATTGACAATACTTATGAACCTTCGAAAGCATTTGAAAAAGTTCAAGAAATTATCCGTTGCAGTGGCGTAGTTTACAAGTTATGGAAGTATGTAATGGGCTTCTTCGGGGATAAAAATGAATAAATAAATGTTATTTATGACTAAATAATGAATAACATTAATTTAATAAAAGAAATAGTAGAAACTAGAGCATCCTTAAAAAAACTAGAAGCTGATAAACTCGAGGAATTATGGAAACAATTTCCATCAGGAGTAGTGGTAAATATTTACAAAGAGCTTTGTAAAACAATACCAGAGCTAAAGGGTATTCCGGTTGAACTATTACTAGATAGAAGTGTCCATCCATTTCAAAATAAACAGTTGATACTTAAAAAATTGGGTGTCAAAGTAAAAGACAAAGAGAGAATTGAAAAAATCACTACTACACTAAATGATACATGGAATAAATTATTACCACTTTGGAAGCAGATAGATGTAAAATATATATCTCAAATACCTCGACTAGAATCTAAATTATTAGAATTAGACTATAATAACCCTAAATTAGATAAGATTTTACAAACATTTGACAATATTATTAATACTTCTCCTAGTGTGTATGATGTAGAGAAGAATATTAATGCTATTAAGGATATTGAAGAACGTGTTAGCCTATTAGAATTGTTTAGAACTACTAGAGATATTGTTCAAATCGCCGTTGAGTTAAACTAATAAAATCCACATACTTTGAAGTTTAATAAACGTTGACTAAACATAGTACCTAGGAATACAAATGGTGCCATTAGTGCCCCATTAACAAAATGATGGGCATATGGCAAATTGTTTGTTGCCGATAGTACTAAGGATTTTACAAATGGCAAAAGAAAAGAGTTATTTAAGAAAACACCTATTAGGGCTATAACTGGTGTATAATTGGCATAAATAGCACTCTTAACTGGGTCTGCTTTTTGACAATTAAATAGCGAGTAGTAAATATTTGCTATAAAGGATGAAATCCAAAGTATAAAGTATGTTATAGAATAATATAGAACTATATAGGTGAACATAGATGGTGGTGACCAGGGTGTACCGCCTAAAATATCAGGTCGCATCAAAGTAGGTATTATGGATGTATGAATAGTAATAGGAATGAATATAGACAAAGCAGTTATTAAAATATTACCCATGATGATAAATAGAGGTACTAATATATTTTAGATTAAATATTTGCTATTTTATTGTTTATGCATGTAATTGTTCACCCTGGGTAAAATCAATCTTTACCACCTCCTTTTCCTTATTATCCTTGGTATTATCCTCTACAGGAGGGGCATTGTCACGAAAACCCATTCCCAATAGCTTATCGCGGCTTTCAAGTGGCACTAGGAAACCTTTCAGCGTGGGATGATAAATACCTTGAATTTGTGACAGTTGTTCTAGTGTCATATTTCCCTTGACTAGGAGTGAGAACATGTGGTTTTCAAATGTCTTTTCCTCTTCTACTTTAGACTTCTTAGTAACCTTTGGTGTATTTACAACTGTCTGTTCGTCAATAACTTTTTCTTTTAGTGGTTGCTTATGTAGCTGCTTATGAGGCTGCTTATGCTCTTCGTGGTCAACCTCAGTCCATCCTTGCTTCTTTAGCTTCTCTAGGTTAGACATACGAATAATCCAGCCACGAAGAGTCTTATTCCAAATCGCTTCTAGTTTGTCTTGTTGGCGATCCGTCATTTTACCAAATGCTAGGATACCTTTCTTGTAAAACTGAAACTCCTTTTTACGCTTAGGATCAGTTTCGCATTCCTCTTCTTCTTCTTCACTGTCTTCCTCTTCTTCCTCGCTATCTTCTTCCTCCTCGCTATCTTCTTCCTCCTCGCTATCTTCTTCACTTTCCTCTGTAATAGTGTCAGACGATGGCTCGGAACTAGGTACATATTCGTCCTCTTCGTCGTCACTAATATCCTCGCCGCGTTTGAAACGTTCATAAAGGTCACCCTTTTTACCAGACTTCTTCTTTTTAGGTTTTTCTTCTTCCTCTTCACTATCCTCTCCACTATCCTCTTCACTATCCTCTTCACTGCTTACAATTAGCTTCTTTTTAGAGGTTTTAGTTGTCTTGACAGGCTTCTTATCAGACTTTTTGGATGGTTTCTTAACTAGCTTAGCCGACTTTTTTTTCTTTTTATCAACCTGTGCCTTTTGTTCCTTAGCTAGATCCATGACTTCCATATGCATCTGGATGAGGTCTACTTCATCATCTTCGTGTACAATCCAGCCCTGATAAGTATTAGACCACTTGACATCACAAAAGTTCATATAGTCCTTGACTCGTTCATCACCACGAATAAGGTAGTGGTGTTTGCTAACTTGTTGAATAGAAAAGGTGCTGGCGATACAATTAGGATTCATATTTGACTTGTAGTAGTTTAGTTGTATTATTGTTTAATTTGTGTAAATTCAATTTTTTATTTTTGTGCGTTCAATTATAAAACTGCAAAATAAAATAATCTTCTAGGTAAATATTAAAAGAATATCATGTCTGTTTATAAAAAGCAAAAGAAACAAGTGCTAGTTCTTCCTGAAATAATGTCTGAAGAATACCTACAAAGCAAGGAGGGTGAATATTTTGATGCTAAAACTTATAAATATGTTATCAGGAGCGATGCTGACGTATACGGTCTCGATAAAGACGGAAATAAAAAATTAATATTAAAGTTTAGAAAAAACCTTATCCCTCGCGAGGTCTGCGAGATTGCTCTAAAGCACCTTAAAAAGCCGGCTATGCGTAAAAATGACAATCGTGGTGCCGCTGGTGGTGTCTTGGACTCTAAGAAACTCCCGAAATATGTAAAGGGCCTCGCTAACGCGGGTAAATTTAGAACCGTCGGTTACTACAATGCCGACGGACAAGTTATTAATAGTAGTCTAGGTAATGTATCTCAAAGCAACATTATTGGTTTCTACGATAAAGCCGATAGAAACTTAGGCCGTGGTGCTCCTAAGTGCCGTCTCACAGCCTTTACCGCCAAAGAGTTTGATAAATGGCAAGAGTGTGTCCCCTACTTTCAATATGCCGATGCCTGCTTTCGTGTCTTAGTGCCCGATAAGCACAAGGCTCAGTGGGATAGAGCCCACGAAAGTGAATTTATTGTACCCCAAACTAGCTTTAGTACCATCACAATCAACTATAACTGGCGTACGGCTTTACATAAGGATGATGGTGATTACAAGGATGGCTTTGGCAACCTTATGGTGCTAGAAGAGGGCAAGTACGATGGGGGGTACACTGGCTTTCCTAGATATGGAGTTTGTGTAGATGTTCGTATGGGTGACTTTTTAGCTATGGATGTCCACGATTGGCACTGTAATACGCCCCTCAAGGCTATCACTAGGGACTACACTCGTCTCTCGGTTGTCTGCTATCTTAGAGAAGGTATGTATAAATGTAAGGATACTAGTTTAGCAGAATCTATGGCTGTATCTAGTAAGACAATTTTAAAGAAACAGGAAAACATAATGAGAGAAAAGGGGTATATAACAGAGGATGCGGATAGTGGCTCTAGCGAGGGAGGACTATATAACCGGCGTTAACCTTGCTTCACAAAAACACCCTGAGGGTGTTTTTGGAGCAAGTAAGTGCTTCGCACTTACAGCCTCTGCCTTTCCTGAGGGGAAAGGCTCGGCAAGTGACGTTACATAATGGTAACAAAGGTTAGTAGTTTATTAATATATTTTATTATCTTTTATGATATAATAAAATGAATTACGACATATTGATAATGGCTGCTGGTTTAGGTAAAAGGATGAATTCTAGTGTACCTAAACCTGTAGTTAATCTTCTAAATAAACCTATGATTATCTATATATTAGAAACGGTTTCTAATATGGATAAGTTACCTGATAACATATATATCATAACATATCACAAGTTCTATGATGTAATTATATCTATATGTAAAGATAAGCTACCGGCATCTATATGTGATAGAATTGTATGGCTAAAACAGGAGATAGAACCATTAGGTACCGGTTCAAGCGTCCAAGAGGCTATTAAAAGAATACCCATAGAAAGTGATGATTGTAAACCACTAATTATCCTATCATCGGATGTACCTATGATATCTAAAGATACTATACAATCTATTTTAAAAACTTATAATGACAATAATGACAATAAAAGTGCTGTAATATTAACCGATTATATGGAAAATTCTACAGGATATGGCAGAATAATTAAAAATGATGAGGGTATATTTCAAAAAATAGTAGAAGAAAAGGATGCTAACGATATAGAAAGAGCTATTAAAATAGTTAATACAGGTATTTATTGTATTAGTTATTGTTTTCTTAGAAATGAACTGTTCCAAATAGATAATAAAAATGCCGCTAATGAATATTATCTAACAGATCTATTCAGTATCCTAAAAAACAAAGGCGAAACTATACTTTTAGCGGAAATAAAAAAGGTAAAGAATTATGAATTGTTTAATATCAATACCGCTCAACAATTAAAGGACCTAGAATCTCTAGTATTACAATGTTAGGCTTAGGCGTAATGAACTATTGGTTGGTTTAAAATAAATACTTTTGAGCCACTGTACATACTCTCCACTTTCTAGAGCCTCTATTAGAACACTATAGAATTTCTTATTTATAAACCCTTTATCTAACATGTTTTGGGGTGACAGTAAATCACTATCTTTATATACACCACACCATAAATAGATTGATTTTAATATATAGTAACTACTAGTATTTGTAGAAGTATCTAATATACTTTTTGGACTATTGAAGAACATTGAAATATAATCTATGCCCTCTTTATCATCTAGAACTGCTATAGTATCTCTTTCGAAAACTACTAGTTCCTCTCGGGGACACTCCATATAAAATGCTATTTTATTTACTTGTGTACCTAAAAATATACATTGGTCCTTTATATTACCATTTGTTCTATTAGTTTCTAGTAAAGTTGCTAAAGTCTCCGTATATGCCTCTCTGATAGAATTGTTGTAGTGTACTAATAGTGCCTTTAGCTTTTCTTCACCTTCTTTGTTAAGTCTTACAGTATAATCTATAATAAAGGCATGAATTAATTCATGATATAGTACCTTTGTCCACTCTTCCTTACGCCATATGACAACCTCTACATATTGCTCTGCTATATAAAAAGTTGTAGAGGCACTATTACATTCAGCACTAGTTACATTATCTTTAGATAAATCTAGTTTCTTTGGGAAATCTAATAGGTAAATATAGGAATGTATAGTATCTATAGTATCTGCCCTGGCAAATCTCTGTACTTCTTCAAAAATAGCCTTTGCTAATTGTAGTTCAGCCGGACCACCGGTAACCATAATTCCATTATGTGAGCCACTGCTAAATATAGTAATCTTGTGTCGACCTATAGATATTGTATGTTCCGTTAGAGAACCCTCTTTTTCTACTATGTGTTTGTAGATAGTTGGGGATATAAAACGATTAATATGTATAGATTTTGGATTCATATACTAATTTATCTATACATAATAATACTAATTTTGTTTTATATATTAGAAGAACTTAGCATTCGAGGGTTAGAAGAACTTTAGCATTCGCTAAATCTTCTTTAGCCCCTCAGGCACATTAGACCTTCTAGAACTATCATCTTTATCTTTAGGAGCCCTAGGAGCCCTGGGGGCTTTAGGGGCAATTCTACGAAGCCGCATACTAGTCTTCTTTTCACGATTGTCGTACAAATCCTTTACCAGCGACTCTGATTGTTCTTTACTGTTCTTTACACCTAATTTGTTAAAATAAGTACTTACCTTTTCCTCTATTAGCGTCTTAGTAATAGGTACTTTTACTACGCTTTCGACCATTTGTAGTTTACCGAAAGGTGTAGTAAGATTGCTAATGTCGTAACCTTCCATAAATTCTAGGATATCGCCACATAGGTCATCCTTCATCTTTTTGTGGGCTTTTACTACTTGCTCAAATTGCTTAATCTTATTATCTAGCTCGCACCATCTATTTACCTTAATTCTAAAATCTTTTAATTCAGCGCCATCAAATTCATCGGGACTAACCGACGATGTAGCCGCAGCACTACCTTCAGTAGGCTTCACTACTTGTTTAGTAGTTGGTTTATCTTTGTTGTTCATGGTGTTAATTAGATATTAGAAAACAATTTTTAAATACATTCTCTTATTAAAAATTGATATTTTGAGGACTGTTATAATAACACCAAAATGACAACTGTTAACACTCAACAAGTTCTAGACTACGTCCTGGACCAAATTTCCAAGGAATTCAACATCAGCCATCAAACTCTAGTTGAAAAGTATGGTTCTATTGAAACTGTTTCTAATGCTATTGTAGCCAATACAAATAATAAGAAAAAGGTAGTCCGTAAGGCCACTAAAGCAGCCGAAGCTGTAGCTGAAGTAGTCGTGGCTCCAGTTGATGAAACCCCTAAAAAGAAGGTAGTCCGTAGGGCCACTAAAGCAGTCGAGCTTGTTACAGAGGAGCCTAAAGTCGAGGTAGAAGCCGTAGCTGAAGTAGTCGTGGCTCCAATTGAAACCCCTAAAAAGAAGGTTGTCCGTAAGGTCACTAAAGCAGTCGAGGAACCTAAAGCAGCCGAAGTAGTAGCTGAAGTAGTCGTGGCTCCAGTTGAAACCCCTAAAAAGAAGGTAGTTCGTAAGGCCACTAAAGCAGTCGAGGTTGTTTCAGAGGAGCCAAAGGTTGAGGTAGTCACTAGTACCCCCGAAGAAAATACCGAAGAAAAGGTTAAGCCGGCACCTAAACGTATTGTAAAGAAGGTGCCTGACGGTGATGATATTAATAATGTAGAGGTTAGCACTAAAGTTGATAACAATTGCGATGAAGTAGAAGAGGCTAATGTCTACGTAGATGCACAGACTTACAATGATGAGGACTCGGATTCACTAGAGCCCCGAGAGATTAATGGTGTCAACTACTATATCGACTCGTCCAATTATGTGTACCATTTCGAAACACATGACCTTATTGGTAAACTAGATAACAAAGGGGATAATATTATTTTTCTTAGTGATTTTTAAAATTGTTTCATATCTGACATATAAATAATATCTAAATATTTCTTTGATTCAAAGTTGGGTTTATAAACCCAATAGATAATCTTATTTATAAACCTATTTAGTCTAAGCACTTACCTCGAGGACAACACCCGCCTCGGCCAACTTCTTCATCTCGCGGTCCACCTGCGGCTTGAGAATCACATAGCGCTGGAACATCTTCACGCGGGTCTCCATAGCGCTCTCCATGTCCTCCTCGCTATCCTCCAACTCCACCCGCTTCACGACATTCTTCCAGTCCTTGATGCTATTCATCCAGTGCTCAATCGTAAACTTCATGTAGAGGCGGTAGACCGTGACCGGCTTGCGCTGTCCAATGCGGAACACGCGGTCAATGGCCTGCTTCTCGGAAAACGGCGAATACTGCGGCTCAAACACAATGACATGATTAGCACAAACAAGGTTCAATCCAACGCCCCCACACTTGATAGTAATAAGCATAATGTTGTTGCCGCGGTCGCGGAACTCCTCGAGGCTCTTCTGGCGCTCCTCCATGCTCATCTCGCCGTGGAACATGGAAATCTTGCCGTGGCCCGCCGCCTCGAGCTTCTCGCGGAGGAGGAGGAGCGACGTCACCCACGTGCTAAACACCACCAACTTCTCGCCCTTGGGAATGTCGCCCATAATCTGGCAGACCTTGTCGAACTTGGCGTTGATACCCCAGCGGCGCGAGGTAATGTCAGCGTGGTTACACATGCGGCGCAAGTTGATAATGTAGCCGAGCAGCTTCTTGCGACCCTCGCCAGTGATGGTCTCGGCAATCATCTGGCGCTCAAACTTCTTGTACTGGGTGAGTTGCGAGCTAGTAAACTTACAGTCGAGGTCCTGAACGTTGTAGGCCGGCATAGGCAAGATGTCCTTGGTGCGAATATGGAGGTAGCTCTTGTCAACCAGCGCGTGCCCGCGACCGCCGATAAAGGCCTTGAGGCTAAAGAGGTCGTCGGCCGAGTTCCAAATCGGCGTACCCGTGAGGCACCACTTGGTCTTGGCACTAAGGTAGTTGATGACCCCGAAGCGGACCGACTTGTGGTTGCGAATCTCGTGGGCCTCGTCGAGGAAGATGCGGGTCCACTCGAAGTCGAGCACCTGTCCAATGTTCTTGCGACGGTCCGAGATGAGCGTGTCGTATGTCGTAACGACCACGCGAAAGTCGCGAATGTTGGTCAGGCGCTTGGCGGTCGTGTACTGGGCGAAGTCGTGCTCTGTGGTGTCCTCGGTGTAGCTGCGAAACTCCTCGCCCCACTGCTGGAGCAGGTTGTTCGGCACGACAATGAGATTGTGGCCAATATCGTCGCTAGTCTGGTTCGCGAGGTGGTAGAGCACGTCAATGGTCTTACCGAGGCCCATGTCGTGAGCCAGGATGCCACCGCTAGGGTAGCGAGCCTCCTGCGTCGTCATCCAGTCCACCGCCTGCTGCTGGTGGTCGTAGAGCTGAATCTTGGTCGTAAAGCGCATGGTACACGGTTTTGTGTATGGGGTTGGTTGTGTTCCTAGGAACAAAGTAGGTGTATCAATTTTTTCTAGTTTAGGTTGTCGGGAGGCTAGTCAATTCCAGAGGTGTTCTTATCCATACTAGATATAAATCTTAACTACTTTATCTACACTACTATTACAGATCTTACAGCACACGCTTCCTACACTAGCCTTTTCCTTTGCTACACACCCAGAGCAACTAAATGCGTGCTTACAATTATCCGAGACTAGATTAACACGCCGAATATTACAACTAGGGCATCGCATAGGATTATTAGGAAGCTTTTGCATGTCCGAAAGTTCTACTAGGATACATCCCGTGATAGCCTGATTACAGTAGGGACAACACTTGCTACGATTGTTCCACTCTACGGAACATTTGGCACAAGTTACGAAGTGGCCACATGGTACATAGACTACTTCTCGTTTGGCATTTTCATCTCCACATACTACACATAAATTGTTATTACTGTTACCAATAACTGATGTAGTAGTACTCTTTAGTGGGGTACACATAGACTGTGAGGTAATCGCACTAGCACTACGAAAGGCATCCTTGTTAATGTTCTGGGCTAGGTCTAGAAACTTTTGTTCATCGCGAGTGAGCAATAGTTTATCTAGCTGTTCGCGAATTTGGTTCAAATAAACTCCTAGACGAGTATCCTTGAAACTATCAAGATGTTCCGAATCGTTAATAAATGTCTTTACCTTTTCTAGATAGGCGATCTTATCTAGGAGACTCATAGTATTTGTCATCTCTTTGGCTTCTTCGAGCTTCTGTAGTGCCTCTAGACAGAAACTAATCTTGTTGCCATAGTCAATGTCCTCGTTAGGCTCTACTTTAGAAAAGTCAATCGTCTTTACAATATTTTCACCACTCTTTAGGATATAGCTAAAATCGATACTAGAATCGCGTGATGTAGTAAAGTACAACTCCATCAACATTGACATCTCTGGCCATTTGTAGTTGACCGTATCCTTTTCTCTATTCATGTTACTACAGATATCAGTACCACTAAGAATTAAATCACGCCCTAGCATAGTGACAATACCCAAGGCACGCTCCGAAACTACATCACGGATCCGCTTAGCGCTCTCACCAATAACAAATTCTTTGGAAATAGCCCGCAGTGTCTCCTCATCAAACTCGGTGCCGCGTTCTCCTACACCAATGGCTAGGTCTACACTATTGGTATATTCGGCAATAATTTGTTCCTTTTTGACTTTTGAATCGCAGTGAGAACCATCTGACAAGAAAATAACCTCTACCTCTCCCTCTGACATGTTACGATACTTATCAATAGCCTTAAGAGCTACGTCGAAATTCGTACCACCATTATGGCGCAATGAATCACCTACACGACGCTTCATATCTTTATAAGAACAAGAATCCATAGTACTAAATACATCACATCGTTCATCAAATAGGATAATTGTTAGTTCCTGGGTAAGGCCTTGTGTAGATTCTAGAAACTCATACATATCAATAATCCGTTCTAGGAATCCCTTGACACAACCAAGCCGGCTATTAGGGTTAATAATATAATTAGAATAAAAATCAGGTGTGTGACGCGAGCTAGAAAATGGTGTGTAAGACATACTACGGTTAATTGGTGGCATTGGTGTCATTATCATTGAACTATTTGGACCATTATTGTCGTCTTGGCCATCCATAAGAGTATTCATAGAGCCACTCTTGTCGGCACAGATGATTAGGCCCTTGGATTTGGATACTTTTTGTTCTAGGCAGTGAACGACACACCCCAGTTTCGTGGGGTCGCTAGTCTCGTACGTGGTGATCTGGATTGATTCCATAGTGTTTTTTGTGATTGTGTTTGTGTAGGATAAACGTTTTGGTTCAATTTGTACTACAAAGTAAGTTTGTAACTTATTCTAATACTCTAACGTTTATTTTACACCTTTTAACATTTAAAATGCCTATTATTTAATACATCTACAATATAGTCTTTTTCATCATCTGCTAAAAACAATCTTTTTATTTCATCATGTGTGTGTCTTGATATTGCGTCAATAAAATATAATTTAGCGACAGCATATTCACAATCATACCCATTGCTTGTTGAATATGACACTTCTAACTCATTTATTGGTCTGGTTTTGAATATTTTTGAATAAAACTCATCTAATACGAAACATCTTTCTTCATCATTTTCTCCTTCAATTTTCGCACAATATTTTATTATTATACAATTATTTTCTTCTTCCATTATTGTTTATAAATAAATATTAACATATTTAATTGGTTTCAATTTTAAATTAATATATAATTCGGCATTTGAAATGTTAAAAGATGTAAAACTACATACGTCCACCATTCTTTCGAAACTTTTTTAGCCACTCCTCCTTCTTTTTTTCGTTTGAAAGTCCTGCCTGTTCTTCGTGCCTTTCAAGCTTAGGATCTTTATGACGACTAGGATACATTAGATGATTAATATACTTGAAGCCGAAACTAGTATGGTCCTGCTTCATGTTATCTACATTTTCTTTTATAATGCTCGCATCTCCGGATGAATAGTATACTGTCTTTAGACCTACCTTTCGCATTAAGTCAATACAATTTTCGCACGGCCGACTATTCATTAGCGAGCCATCTGCCCTACTCGAGCGGATGACGTAGATACTGTACTTTTTTAAACGCTTCTTGAGTTGTTCGGGAGCGTAAAAAACACCACTTGCCACTCGGTACCATCTTCAGGTACTGCTTGGCTGAATGCTGGGACAGCAGGTCCATTATAGCAGCCGTCTCGGCATGCTGGGCACATACCATGTGACTAGAGAAACACGTGCGGCTATTATTATAGCCCGTCGCAATAACCTTCTTGCCGCCTTTCGTAATAGCCGCGGAGTGCCGCGAGCAAACATCGCTCTTCAGTGCGTTATGACACAGTCGTGCCAGCAGATTTGTATTCAGCATTTGTGCTTTTAGAGTGTATAAATTGGATGTGTACCTAGTTATACTACAAGTTTTCAATTTGTCTCAACAAATATTTAAAGACTTGCCACTATAGGTATACATTACAGATAGAAATGATTCCTAAGCTCACACCTGAAGATAAGATTAACATGTCTCTTAGCCAAATTAATCGCTACGAGAAGAAGTACACTAAGCTCACTTACAACAATAACTACTACATCCAATACTATGGTTATGATGTAGAACTAGACGAATGGGATATCCAATTTGATGAAAATGATTACATGTATGCGGTTGGCAAACTAGGCAATGGTAATGAGTGGGAAACTAGCAATATTGTATCTATCAAGCAGCGCCGGGACCACTATCGTTGTAAGACCTCCAGTGGAACTGTTTACCGGCTCTACACACTTTTGTAAAAGTGTAAGTCAAAACTTGATAAATATATTTTGATAAATTTATAGATAAATTTATAGATAAATGTATCTATAAATCTATGAGAGGTTTAGTGGGGTTTAATATAATCTATTAGAATATTGATAAATTATATTAGTACCTTTAGAGAATATAGATAAACAAATACACCAATTATATATCTGTTTCCTAAAACAGCTAATATAATTTATCAATAATCTAATAGATTATATTAGATAACACTAGAATAACTAGTAAATAATAGTAACTATATATTTATAGATATACATTTATCTATAAATTTATCTTTTTGACTTACACTTTTTTAAAAGTGTTTTTGACTTACAAATTTTTCTAAAAAGTGTGTGTGTACCAGACACTTAAGAAAGGTATTTCATCGGCACTAAATATCGGACTGCTAGTATCCTTCTTAACTAACATGTTATATCTATTACCACTCTTGCTAAGTACGACAAAATTATAATCCGCTAGTTGTTCAGGTGTAATACCTTCTAATTGGTTATGTAGATATACAAATGGTTCTTCTTTATCTATACGACCTATATCATTAATAATTATAAACTGTACCTTTAGTTTTTTATGAATATCATCTAGTAGCTCTAGGTCCAGCTCACTGCCCCAACTACTCTCCTTTACATAATCCGCCAGGGCCTCTATTGTTTTCATAGCTAAAAACTTACCATACATTTCACCTCCCTCCCGCTCCGATAGAGACTTGTACCTATCTAATAAATATGTACCATCTGGATACTTTCTTATACGCTGGGCTAATAGGTTTCTAGTGCTAACAAATAGTTTCTTATCGGGTTGTAGAACTCTGGCTACTTCATCAATGTTCTTAAAAAAGTAATTAGAACTACTATCTCTAACTCCAAACACTCCTAATTTATCTTTAACCGGTGATTTATCAAACATTTGTTTAACATATCTAGGCAGCTTATATATTTCGGTCGGTTTACCGTTATTAGCACCCACAGGATGTTTAGGATTGCTATAGTTAAAGTGTTCTAGTGGCCGCTTAATGTACTTTTTGTTTTCCTGATTGAAATCATAGCCCTCGAGGAATATATCTACTTCGTCTTTACTGAAAAATATCGCCTCATTCTCAGGTATCTCTAACTGTTTTCTATACTCCTCTAATACCTCTTTACGTTTATTTACATTTGTTAATATTTCATCCACAATTCTAGAAATGAACTTCCAATACCATTCCGGATTCACAATCATTCTACAGCTACTAGTATTCCAAATACACATACTAGAGGTATTACATTTGTCCTTTTCTAAATTATCACTACAGTAACTAAATACATCCTTTACATTCCACTCTCCTATTACTCCTGGATTTACTAAATGTATTCTTAAAAATGTCGATATAGCTTCTATTAGTTCTCTCCGTATCCGCTCCTGCTTACGTATATCTTTAGTACCCTTAAAATTATGCATATGGACTACTATAGACTCTTTGAATTTCGGTGACTCGGATAAGAGTCTAGAGAATTCAAAACGTAACTTCTCATAGTTATAGCGCTTCTTGTCTCTACCAGATTTACGAAGTGTTCTTTCATCATCACCTACCCGTTTTTGTACCCATACGTCCCTAGGTAAACTCCATTTATTTAATCCCTTTACTAAATCCTTACCTGGACCCATAAATAATGTAGGAACCCATTCACCTGTTATAGTATAGATACCTGTTACTATAGTACCATCAGTATTTACTGTATAGAAATAGGGCGAGTAGTCTATACCAACCCCAGCTAGTGCCTCTAAGAAATGACGAGTGTCACTAAAACTATGTAACTCTAATAGTTCTTTAGATTTAACAATTTTAATATCATCTAGTATTTCTGTAGGTTTAATAGGAAGGTAATAGCGCCTATCATCAGATAATTGTTTTACTACCAGTCCCTCTGTTTGATTATAAGAGTTTACATATTGAAATATGACCTCAAATCCTGGTGCTTTAGCCAGTTTGGCTAATATAGATTTAGTCGGCTCTTTGGGTAAAAAGTACTCTTCTAGTGTCATCTTTTTCACCTTAGCCTCAGCTATTAAGGGGTCCTCTTTTTCTACACATTCCCTGCTAATATGTGTAAATAAGTCATCTAAAATACTATCTTTAGTAACACCCAAGAAACTTCTGGTTATTTGTAGTGTCTTAGACTTTTGTTGTACACGAACAATAGGCTCGTAGAATATCTTTTTATATGTCTCACCCACAGAGTAGCTGTGGATAAACATGTTATCAGAACTAAGACGTGACTCATCGTAACTATAGTTAAAATATTCACAATCTATATAGATACGACCACTAATCTCACGAAGTATGTGAAAGTTAATACCATTCTCCGTAATAACACCGGGGTAACTAAGTAGTGGCAATAAGAATCTAGGTTGTATCGATATAGTTTCCATAAGGTATTTGTAAAACTTTTCTATATCTTCTCCAAAATATAAGTATAGTGAGCCCTTACGACACTTTCTAAAGATACGATTAATATCCGATACTGCCCTTAGTCTATCCACTAGATATTTACGAAACTCTGGAGTTGATTTAGAGAACACTGTTTCTCCTAATAGATACTGTAGAGTACGTTCGAAGCTAACATAATACTCTTCACTATCCATTAGTACACCTTTACGTAAATAACTAATAAATTCATCGACTATAGTACGCTCGTTTTTATAGTTACCAAAATCACGATTCATCCATTCGTGGATCTTATCGGGTAATACACAATATCTACCATAACTACACTTACCAAATTTGTCACCTTTTAAGATATACTTTTCATTAGAAACCTTGGTTTCCTTTTTAGGGGCTTTAGCATCACCGCATTCATCCACCTTTTGGTCGGGTCTCTTAAAGCAGGCAACCATACAATGTTCTTTAGGGTGCTGATCATGACCAAAGAAGCCTGGGTATGGCTGACGTTTTAAGTTGTCCTGTGCTATCAATAAGGTACCATCCTTAGTATCATTGTTCCACAATCCATTGCCACAATCCGGACATACTACATTTTTAGGATTAACTAGAAACTCACCCTTTTCGTTATGTCCTACTTTAGCAGGTACTAATCCTTTACTAGTCCTTTCCATAAGTGAATCCATGTAGTAGGGCAGTTGGTCTAACATACACCACACCTTAGGACATATATAGAATAGGTTACGGTATTTTAGTTCATATGCCGACTTCTTATAGTCCTTAGAATAAACCCCTATATCCGGTCTAATACCACCATAGACATTCTTGTCATTACCATATTTATCACGAATGCTCTTCATTTGTCTAGAGGAAACTACTATAGGTTGTCTAGAATCATTAGGCATAGCCTTTTTAGAATATGGTTTGTACTTATCGTCTACTTTATAATCGTATATTTCCTTATCCATCATTTGTAAACGTTTTATGTAGTAACTGGCACCATTAACAATCGGCTTTAGTTCATCAAACTCCTCTTCTCCTGTAGGCATTTCTAGGCCACTTTCAGCCCCTTCGGCTCCTTCAACCGCCTCTTCAACACCACTATGGACACTCATATTTTCCTCAATATCATCCTTTTCGCCAAATATATATTGGTCTTCACCAGCATCTTCAAATACTAGGTCATCTAGGTCTCCTAGTTCGCCTATTAGGTCAACCTCGTTTTCTACATCTTTCTTTTGTTGTACCTTTTGTAACAACTTTTCATCAGTCTTTCTACCTACTAATTCACTATACAATTTGTTGTTTTCAGTATTCTGTGACCAATTAAGAAGTACTACTAGATAATAATAGAAGGTATAGATGTCTTCAAGGCCAATTACGTTGCTCATGTAAAAGTTACAATTAGTATTGCCGAGTTGCTTACCTACGACATCTAGACCAATATTCTTACCTATATGGATCTTTCTAGATTGTTGATTATTAACATCTACGAATCTTCTAATCCAACCCTGTACTAATTCTGTACCCTCAACTACATTTTTGTTATATTTAGCCATGACTTGTTTAATAACTGGCCCTAGTTCATTTGTTTCTGTAATTCTATTTTGCATGATGTAGTAACTGATGTACTTCATGATTTGATCGGCTCTAGTATAGTTACTTACCTTCTTGAACTCTAGATTAACAAACTCGTTGGACATAATATCACTAGCCTTGTCAAATAGGAAACTACATTTGTTCAATAGTGACTGTAGTTTACCTATCTCAAGATCTTTAGCTAAATCTACGTTAATTTCTAATTTAGAGAATATGAAATGTATGTTCTTTCCTAGTTCTAGGCGTTGTAATTGTATCACCACACCAATACCATATAGGATAGCCTTAATGCGTTCTAATATAGTATCACTAACACTAGTTAGGAACCTATCTATATCCGCTAAGTTTATGCGTTGTTGATAGAGACGGATTTGGTAACTACAATCATTAAAGAGTATTACTTCGTAATCGAGATTGTTGTAGAAACCCTTCCATTGTACACAGTTGGATGGTGTGTCACGAAAACTATTAGTACTTGTCCATTTCTCTAGGTACTTAATATTTTCGATGCTATAAAACTCTTCAAATATCTTGACCATCTTTTGTCCTACCTGATTTCCATAGGAATATCGACTAAAAGGTACATTATTATCTAGCTTGAAATATTTAAAAACCGAATAGAGATCAACTGGGCGTTCTTTACGGTTTTGTTTGTTTTCTAGGATAAAACTATTAAATGAAATACCAATGGTTTTAAACATCTCTTTTTCTAATTTCACGCGCCAGAATAGTTCGTTGAAATCACTCTCACCCTTAATAAGTCGCTTGAAATCAGCTTGTATACTCTCGAAGCCCTCTGTGTCAAATTCGGTTGCCTTTAGGCGCTTAACAATTTCATTTGCCTCTAATTTTAGCCAATAACTGTGTAATAGCTTGCCTAGTTTCTTTTCATTTTCGGTTATCAATGCTAGTCTGTATTTTCTGATGGCATCCACGTAGTCATTAATGTTAAACAGGTTTAGTGTAAAAACATCGTCAGTATTTTCTATATTTTTTAGTAGGATATCATTAAGCTGTACCTCTTCTCCGGCGAAATTCGAAGAATTTGTAGGCGCCCTATCGCCTTCTAAATCACCTATTTCAATATCTTGGACTCTAAGAGGAACTTCAATAGTACCAGATATATAGTTTTGGGCAGGCTTTCTATCAACAGCATTTTCCATATGTAAAAACTGTTCATATATTGGTTTTTTTGTAAAATCCGCTAATAGTATAGCTAAATAGGTTTTTAGGTCAATTAGGGATGTTTCTTGGGTTACGTAGCTGTTAGTAAAAAACATTACTCTAGAGGAACGTTTATTGGGAAATAGTTTAACAAGTTGGTGTGTAATAGATACTTCATGTTCATTTAGCCGCTCTCTTCCACTAGAGGCATCTAGTATATCACCTATAGTTCCTAAAGAAGTTAATACAGGTAGGTTATCTAAATTACGAACTAGAATAAATATATTAGAACGTCTTGATTTAGGGTCGTCATTAAAATTCGTCTCATAATTTACAATTAGTGTTAAATCTAGACGACTACTATAATAATTATCAAAGATGTCATAGTTCATCGTAAGTACTATTATTAAATAAGAATGTTTTTCAGAGAATTGAATTTTAAAATACAATGTAATTTTAAAAGGCAATTGTATGGACACATATAACTCCAAAAAAGACTATCTAGAAGACCAACTTATTACCTACTTAGGTAACAAGCGGAAACTAATCGGTAATATAGAAAAATGCGTTCAAAATATATGTAAACAATTAGGTAAAGACCGCTTAAGCATTTTAGAGCCTTTTTGTGGTTCTGGTAGTGTTTCTAGAATGCTAAAATTATATTCAAACAAACTAGTTGTAAATGATTTAGAGGATTATTGTGCTACTTTAGCTAAATGCTACTTAGCATCTCCTACTAAACAACAATACGAAAAGATTAAAAACACTGTAGAACTTATGAATCGCCACAAGTTTTCTAAAGTAGCTCCTAGTTTCGTACGGCAACATTATGCCCCGGCTGACGACAAAGTCATTGTAGAAGGCGAACGGGTCTACTACACACAATACAACGCCCATATTATCGACACATTTGCCCACCATATTAACCATCTTCCGGTAACCGAGAGGTGTTTCTATTTGGCACCACTTCTTACTCAGTGCTCGGTTCATACAAATACTTCCGGAACATTTAATTCGTATCATAAAAAGGACGGAGTGGGTCATTTTGGTGGTAAGGGAGAAAACGCACTGACACGGATTATGGGTGAAATAGAGTTACCCGTTCCGGTTTTTAGCTATCAACCCGAAACTGTTGTAGAGATATATAACAAGGACGCAAATAGACTTGTTGATGACCTAGTACAGAAGGTTGAGTGGTTTGATGTAGCCTATCTAGACCCACCCTATAACAAACACCCATATGGTACGAATTATTTCATGTTAAACATTATTAATCGCTGTGATCCAGGTATGGAAATTCCAGACAATCATCGTGGCCAACCAGATGACTGGACCCGTTCAAAATATAATAGCTTCTCGGAATGTAAGCGGGTTTTTGAAGAATTAATCAAAAACATTCCGGCAAGTTATGTGGTAATTAGTTATAATAATGAAGGTATTCTTAGTGAAGAGCAACTCACCGAAATTTTACAACGCTATGGAACCTTTAGTAAACAAGAAATAGTATATCCTACATATAAAGGCTGTAAGAATCTCTCAAGTAGAAACAAGGATGTACTAGAATATATATGGATACTCGAGAAAACAATCTGAGGTTATGGATACTCGAGAAGACAATCTGAGGTTATGGATACTCGAGAAAACAATCTGAGGTTATGGATACTCGAGAAAACAATCTGAGGTTATGGATACTCGAGAAGACAATCTGAGGTTATGGATACTCGAGAAAACAATCTGAGGTTATTATTGAGCAGTATTCTTTCCTAGACAAAAACACGATAAAAATCCGGGGCATTTAACCTCTTGTGGCGGGATAACCATCTCTAAGAGAGCACCTGAGGCCTCTATGATTTCAAACATTTGTACTTTGTCATTAACATCTACAAAATCTAAATCAATTACTAACTTTAATATAAACTGGATAATTTCTACTACTTCCGTTGTAGTCATACCCTTCGATTTTACTAAGTTTTTTAGGTCAGTTTTATAGAGATTAGTAACTAGTATAATCATCTTAGGTATATCCTTGTGGTCAATTACACCATCACTTAGTATATCCTTAAGATTGTCAACTACTTTATCTAAAGCTTCGGGTGCCTTGGCTAAAATGTTTTTAAGTATTTCTAATGTTTTGTTACTAACCTTTAGTGTTATCTTATCGGCGAAACTCTTAATGTCATCATTCTTTACTAAAATATCTATTAAAAATTTGCTCATTAGGGCAGGACGACTGGTTAATATTATAGGGTCTATTTTATTTTCTTGTACTTCTTCGTGTGGTACAGTTACGGTGTTTTCAATACTTATATCCATAATGTCTTTTGTAGTTATTTCTACTAAATGTTCTACTTTGGAATAGACATCAGCCTCATCGTCCGGCGATATAGGTTCTGGTGTTATACTAATGAGTTTTATAGTGTTTTTATATGTATCACGGTCAGAATCAATACTCATAGAATCAGAATCGGTAGTACTCATTTATCTATATTATAGATATATTTTAATAACGATCCAATATCCATTTTAATAAACAATTTACATTATTTCTCTCTTCTATATAATTATATAACGAATTTATATAACTACCTATCTCCCCATCTGGTGTTTTAATAATTTGTTCCGCAATATATATCTTGGGTAATATATTACTCAATTGTACCGTCAAGTGATCATCGATCTGCTTTAATTGAGATTCAACCTTTTTATTTTTTATATGATTCTTTAAAACTGGCATTTTAAATAACTTAAACTCTCCTAACTCACCATCTATCAAAAAATCTAATTGATAGATATTGTTGTAGTGAAAGTGTTCCTGTAACTGCTCATGTGTTTCTTTTTGGAATATTTTTATTAACTTGTCCCATTTTTTTATAGTTAAGGGGTCTTTAATCATTTTCCGTATTGATTTTAATAGACCTATAAACTTATCCTTGGTCTCCATTATTTATTTATAACTTTTTATTTTTGGCATTTATTTCTATTTTTACAACTATTATCAAATAATTCTAAAAATAGAGAATGACGAGTGCAGGGTTTGAACCTGCGCAGCGTAATGCTAGTGGGGCTTAAATCCACCTCCTTGGACCACTCGGACAACTCGCCTAATTTATGGCCAGTAAGACTTTCTTACCTCCATACTATTATATGTTTAATTGTGTTTAAGTCCTTTTATATACATATTTGACTATTGATATTTAATGGTTTACCACTACTTAATTGAGGTACTTGACTAAATCCATTGTCCTTTAATGATTTTCTAACCGTTGTTATAAAATTACTCCATGTCGGTCTATTTGTATTGTTTAAAGCACCCATTACAGCAATTGATAAAGCACCATTGGGTGTGTCATTAACTACTGTATCGGAAGATGTTTGATTATCTTGACAACCACTAATTAATATTACATTTCCTCTTGTTTGTGTTTGTTTATTATTTACATCAATTGACTTATTATTCAGTGTATCCATATATTGATAACGTAAATCTAATACGGAACCACTAAAGCAAGAATCTGCCATAAATATTAAAGTTACACCCATCGGTAAGTATTTATTTATTATAGTTTTAATAGTATCATCCAACACTCCTGCTAAGTCGCAACCTATTAACAGTTGATCATTTTTTGATTTTTCATCATTATTCGTGTCTCTAATATAGGAACCGTGTCCACTAAACATGACAAACAATGTTTGTCCGGATACAGATGTTCTTAAAAAATTAGTAAATAAACTAATTATATTTCTAGATGTTGGTTTTGTTACCGTGTCATCTGTTATTATAGTTGTACTAGTGTAACCATATTTGGTTTTTAGTAGTTTTTCCATAGAATACGCGTCATTTATACATCCATACAATTCATACGAAGTATTTCTATAATTTATACCAATCAATAATGCCTTTTTTAATATAGGCTTTTTACCTTTGTCGGCATTATGAATTGCTCCTTCTATTAAATTTAATTGATTGTTACTATTTTTAGCAGTTTCATAAAGCTTTTTCAAAGACTCTACAGTTTGATAATATTGTGTATTAGCTAATTGTATTAGTTTTGCTCTAACAACAGGAAAATATCTATATTTTGCTAAAATATATCTCACTTTTGTTTCATGTTGGCTTGTTAAAGTATATATTGCCATCATCATATGTTGCTCTAATTCAGCCATTATATACATATATCTATATATTAGAACATTTTTTGTGTGTTATGATTTAATAAATAGATTTAAAACCATTCATTTAATTATAATTATAACTATAACTATATTAAAAGAATGGAAATAAATAATGATAACGAAGTATCTATAGATTTTTATGTAAACTATAAAAATAAATTACAAGAATCACTAAATAAATTAGAACAAAGCAAACTAATTGAACTATTTCATATTATTCAAGCCGATGTACCTAATGTTCAATATAGCAAAAACAAAAACGGTTATTTTATTGATATTAAACAACTTCCAATGAGTTTAATCGAACAATTAGACATTAAATGTTGTAATTATCTAGTAACTGATGAAGACGGCATACAATAATTACTTTACCACACGGTAGGTGATGTACATGCCACTGCTAGGACTAGGACGGAAAATCTTAAACATATCACCGGCCTTGGCACCAAAATAACGAGCAATATAGTCCGTAGTTACCATACGAGGAATTTGTGTATCACGACAATCATAGGTAGTCAATACATCCCGCTTGTCTACTTCAGTCATTAGTACATGCTTGGGTACTAGACGGTGTTTGGTACGATTAAATACTAGTTCACTCATTAGAAAAATCTCATCATTCTCCTTAATTTCCTTGTATACAAATGTGTTTGGTTTTACCTTAACAACATAGATAACATTAGTATCTTCACCATATGTATCATTTACATTATTACGAAAGGTAATAATATCCTGACGATTTACAACATCTTTATCCAGAGTAAACTTAACAAGTACGCGTTTGTCACCCTTTGTACCTAGGATATCATAGTTGTTAAATCCAGCTGGAGCATCAATATTTTGATATAGGGTGTAGAAGTCGTTATTTTCAGCCGTCATGAATGTTAGTGGTACCGTGTAAGCACGGTCAGTTACCATTTCGCGGCATGTAATCCATGTACGAAAGACATCAATGAAGTAGCTGTCATACTGCTTGTTTTCAACTAGAGGGTCCATTTTGTTGCGGTATTCTAATGTAATCTTAGATTTAATTATTTATATCAATTTATTTTCAGCCCAAACTTTATCATTTCTAATCCTCTCATTCTTGCCTCTTTATTATTACTTATTATAGGTTTAGGATAACTCGGGATGTCATATCTCTTGTTACTAGTATCCCAATTTATAATATCTATAGGTTCTACGTCTTTTAACTCGGGTACCCAGCGTTTTATGTATGTACAACCCGGGTCGAAACGTTTCATCTGGCTATCCATACTAAATATTTTGTAATAATCATTACTCCATTTCTCTGTCGCCGATACACTTTGCCAACCACCCACATTATTTGCCCAATCTATATCTACTAGTTTATTACTAAAATACTTCATGCCCCATCTCCAGTCAATCTTTAGGTAAAATACTAGGAAAGAAGCCACTATCATCCGCGCACGGTTATGCATAAACCCTATAGTATTCATCTGCCGCATCCCTGCATCTACTATAGGACATCCTGTAGTACCATTACACCAACGCCTATATTTTTCTATATCATTTTCCCATTTTATCCTACCCTCTAACTGTGGTTTAGTAACAGACACCCTTTCTGATAAACTAGGAAAATTGTATAATATCATACTAAAGAAATCACGCCAATACAATTGTTTAACCAAATCTACATTTGTACCTTTTGCCACCTTATACACCTCTCTGATACTTACAGTTCCAAACTTAATATAAGCACCTAGTCGCGTAGTATCTTTATTAGGGTCATTTCGCACTTCATCGTAGTCTTTATGCTTAGTCTTTAACATCTTTAGTATCTCTAGAGCCCTCTTTCTACCACCAACTATAATCTGTTTATTAGGTTTATAGTATCTATCTATATCTTTTAGAGTTGTTGAAAAACTACTAGTTGTTCTAGATGGATTACTATTAAACTTTATGGAAGATGATAACGATTGTTGTTCCCTAACAGGATAAGTGAGTGATTTGTTATAATACATAGTAAATTTAGTATATACAGTACCAGCATTTGTCTTCACCTTATCTATAGGTTGTAACAATTTATCCTCGGCTGCTACACATTCTATACCATGCCTTTTACATAGTTCTCTAACATCTCTACTTCTAGATATGGCAAATGGCGAGTAATCTATATTAAATGCTACTCCTTTAACAGTACCCTTATAGTCTATTAGTAGTCTCTCTAGTACCTCTAGAGTATCACCTAAATAATATTGTAATTTTCCTCCCAAAGCCTTATAGTTTTCATCTAGTTCCTTTAGAGATTGTACCATGAATTGTATGGCATTATCCGATTTGTATTCGTTATGTACTATTTGTTGAGGTGTAAAAATAAATATAGGTTGTACTAGACCCTTTAGAAGATTAAGAGTACTATTATCAGTTATACGTAAGTCGCAATGATGAATAAATATATACATAGTATATTATTTCTATAGTATATATACATTATATTTGATGTTATTTTAACCCTTGTTCACATTTAGGTTTTTTAAGTGACAAATCTGTTACCGTGGAGTGAATAATGGTTAACTATTTCCAAAGCTTAGCAGCCTTGTTATAAGGACCTCTAAATAATGGATGGTTACTTCTCTTTTGTCTTGGAGGAGTTTTACTCTTAGAACCATGGACTGTAGCATAGACATGATATTTAGTACCTTGGCAACTTAGAGGATATAAGTAGTTGTAGTCGGGATCTGCTATTTCCCACGGTGTAACCGTGTCGGGGTCCATCTTACCCGTAGCTGGGTCCACATAATAATTTAATGTTACATATGATACTTCAAAAACATTACCCTTGATATGTTTTATATCAAAGTTGCCGATAAAATCAGCATAGTAATAGCCAGTATCGGGGAAAGGACCTCCTCTAGCAGCCATTACACTTTTATACCATTTCACCACTTCCTTAGCACATTGGCTAGGATTAATAGTTTTGTAGGGTTTAGGATTTTTATGCCAAGTGGGTTCATTTACAGTATTATCATATAAATCAAAGACACCTAATACAGCAGGTGTTTCCATAATAACATCAATGCGAAACTTACGGTTAGGACCCTTCGCCTTAGCACCACCCATTTGTGTTTTAGCCCCTTTGTGTTTATCCGGATTAGGATACTGGGCGTCTTTATTTAGCGGACATGAGCCTTTATTAGTACCAGGAGTACCACAAAGTGAGCAATTGGACATTTTACTATTAGTCTAGATTTTATTGTTATTTATAATATTTATTCTACATGTCATCGTGGGGGATTTCAAACTGTTGTAGGTCTAGATTAGTACGCAGGGTGTTAGTAGTCTCGAGAAACAGGTTTGTTTCGTTGTTTTCATCCACGCGTCCCATGATTTCCCCCGTTAGTGGCGACACATACTCGTGATTAGGAACCTGTTCCCAGGGCAAATAACCGTGGGAGTAGTGGTACTCGGCACCATGCTCCACTAGCAGTTCGAAGATACGACAGGCCTCTTCTCCGACATTCCAACTGAGTAGTATGTGAAGCACTGTACCACAGTCGTAAATCGGATACGGCTCGTTGAGGAGCTGGGGGACTAGCTCGTGGTCTGTTTCGCGGATAAATCGCGCAATCTCATCAAACTCGCCGTGGGCACATAGATAGCCTAGATATATCTGCTTGGCCCGAAAGGTACCGTTGTTAAGGGGCTCGTCGTAGGTGTGGAGGCCAAGGCCTATGCGCGCGTTATTAGCCGAAATCATATTGTTGTCGGTAGTTGTGTGTTTGTAGATAGTCTTAATAATCATCAATTTGCTCTAACCTTGCCTAACAGAAACAGCCACCACCGCTTACGCGGTGGTGGCTGTTTCTGAAGCAAGTGACGTTACATAATGTGAATTATGGTTAATAAAATAACTTAAGTACAAGGCTAAGGTATATTACTACTAAATCTAAATGTACTACACTGAAAACACACTATATCTACTATGGGAAGAGGACAAGAAATCACTCTATGAACCAACGGTTAGAACTTTTGTACGTTCTCGGTCGCCATCGCCACCTTCCTCTCGTTCGCGTTCACCTTCGCCTGAACCTATTCGTCCTATAGCATCGACTAATAGAAAGCCGCGTCAATATATTTCACACGATTCTCTAGGGGTACTAAATGATTTCGAAGAACCTCTAAAGAATTGGCGCGAAGTATCAGAACAATACATCACTAAATCACTAAATATTTCACATAATATTCCTTACAAAATCCTAAATATTTATGTTAGAGATAATTGTAAAATTGTTTTTAAAGTACTGGCATACCAGTTACAACTAGATACTATAACAATACAGGTAGTTAATAAAATGAAACTATCTATACCTATTTTACATGTTAGTCTTTTGGATAAGTATGTAGCCAATCCTAATACAGCTAATATTCGTGTTAATCTTAGCCTATCGCACATCCCAATATTTAGCATATTGGGTCGAGATAAATTTAGCTTCACTGTAACACTAAATGAACTAGAAGAAACTAAAAAGAAATGTTTTGATGCCTTTCGCAACCTATGTAGAAGTGATACAATACTAACAGAACTATTTGAAAAGAGTATAAAACAATACTTTGATAGCTCTAGAGAACATTGTGGTGTTATCATTCATGAATTTCTAACTTCACAAAAATAATCTAACTATTAATTAAGATTATGAAACTAATTGGTTCTATAAACATTAACGATGCCCCGCTAGGTATGATGATAAAACACCCCAAAACTGGTAAATACTACATAGCGAATTTAGATAAAAGTGGTGAAAAGATATGGAAATTATGTGCTTGTACTGATTGTGTTACGTGTACTAAAAGTACTAAAGGCAAGCAGTTGCATAAGCAGAGAGGTGGCACTAAATCCACCGAACTAGCTCCTAGTCCCGAAGAACACTCTTGGCATCACCACCACGCCCCATTCTACCAAGTGTTTAACAACTATGTTTGTGTTAAACGCGACACACTAGGTGAAATTCGCGACTTTTTTATCGAAATGTTCGCGAAAGACAACTACCTAGATGGCAAACCCCCCTTTAGCTAATGTAAATCTTGCTTGTTAAGCAAGTAACCTTAACTAAGGTAAATCTTGCTTAAGACCTTAACTAAGGTAAATTGACCCATATACTATCCTATTTTCAAAAATCACCTCCCCAACCATACGACAATGGTCACGCACGGCTTCCTGGTATTCCGCTACAAGGGTATCTTTTACAGCTTCTACAATCACTCGGATTCCTATCCTAGTGGTCTAGGGGAGGAAATTGTCCGGTGTCTAAACAACATGAGCGGCGATGAATTTGCCGAGATGCGTGATCTGCTAGAGAACATACCCGAGCCTATAGAAGATGGCTCGACGAAAACAAGCGTCTGGGATGTTATGGGAGTTCTTCGAAACCCAGAGTGTACCGAATATTACATCACTGTTGATCAATATCATGAGAGCAATTACACCTATATTATCGACCTAGACCTCGAACAATTTATAGCCAAAACTTTTAGCCATCGGATTAGTCGCGGCATTTACCAAATTTTCGACCTTTATGATATTCCTAGCAACTGGGTAGAAATGTTTGAACATTATGTAGAAAATGTACAGTTTTGATTACAATAATTATATCAATATAAATTAGATATGGAAGCAAAATTATTAGAAACCTTCTTTGATATGTTAAACACTATCAAACTCTATCACTGGAAAACTACTAGTTATGCCGAACACAAGGCAACCGATGAACTTCATGAACGCCTTAGTGGTAATATAGATACCTTTGTTGAAGTCTTATTAGGTAAAATGGTACCTAATAGAATACAATACAAAAAATCTAATGCTCCTATACACGACGTCAATGATAAAGCAACTTTTGTAACTCACATGATACGCTACAGAAATATACTAATTGAACTCTCCAACGTTTTAGATAGCAAGACCGATACCGACCTTTTAAATATTCGCGATGAAATGCTTAGCAACATCAACCAATTCCTATACCTTTTTAGTCTTAGCTAAAGCCTCTAATAGTTCATTAAGAGTTTTTATATATATTAAGTTACTATCCGGGTTAGTTAAATCTTTATTTAGTTCCTCTTTGTCTCTAAGACCCTCTAATACAACTCTATAGATTTCATCCACATATACCGTGAAATCAATAGAATATCTATTTAATACCTCTACTATACCTTTGAGTCGCCCATCTACACCCCAGTACTTTGGGTCCCGGCGTTTACCACTAGGATGCTTTAGGTGCCACTCAATAGAAAGGGCTAATATATTAGTAAATGCTGAGCTACTACTAGTTATTATAGAAAGGAATCGCCAATCACTTGCTATACTTGTTGCCTTAGCACCACCCTTTATTATACCATTATGTTGTCTAATACGTCTAGTAGGTTCTACTGTATATCCTACATATGTACGATTTTTAGAAGGACTATAGATTATGTAGCAATATTGTGGTGATAGAGTAGTCATTAATGTTTTTTAGATATTAAATTAACAATAAATAAATTTAAATGTTTAATGATTATAACAAAGTATTATGAGTACATATTTTAAGCTCAAAACACCACGATATAATAGCACCATAAAATGTATATTTATAGGAGATGCTGGTGTTGGTAAAAGTAGCATCATAGAAAGATATATTAACGACACGTTTAGTACTATTGGAAACACTACTGTTGGAGTTGATTATTTTGTAAAATATATATCATTAGACATAAATAAAAAACAACATACGGTTAAACTACAAATTTGGGATTTAGCCGGCCAAATGAATTATAGAAATATTGTTCGTAGCTACTACAGAAATGCCGAAGTTATATTCTATGTTTTCGACAAGTCCCATCGCGAAACCTTTCACAATTTCGAACGCTGGATAGATGACCTTAGAAATAGGTTAGATGATATACAAATAGTTATAGTAGGCAACAAGTGTGATATTAGCCAGTGTGGTGTATACAGTGATGAAGCCATAGAACTAGCAAATAAATACGATGCCCAATACTATGAAACTTCAGCTAAAGAAGATGTGAATATCCGTGACATTTTCGAAAATACTGTGAATTTATTACATGATAGAAACCTTATCCGGAATCGTAGTAATTTTAGTGCGGTGGATGATACTAAAATAGTCGTGGCTCCTCCTAGAACCTCTCGGTACAATTGCTGTTCTGGCGTGGTCAATAACAGTACTGAAATTGGTCCATGGGGATGGCTAGGGTCTAGACAATAGTACTAGTCTAGGTGCTAGTGTTAGGTTAGCCTAATCTAGTCTAGGTCTAGACTAACCAAAAATTGACGAGGCTAGGGATTTAGTCTAGTCACACATTCACCCTTCGAACATACTCGAACAAGCAACCATGGCCCTCTCCGTGATGATCAACCTCGACGACATGCTCTTCGCCGCCTACAACCTGGGCGCCGAGATCAGCGAGACCACGCCCCGCCTCTCCAAGGAGGAGCTTCGCGCGAAGCTCCTGGCGGACGTGCCTCTCATTGCCAGCGCGAACGAGCGCCCTAACAAGCCCGCGAAGAAGACCAAGACTAGCCAGGCCGAGCAGGTGGACGAGACT